AGTCCACCTTTCTTGTTGTCGTACCGCGCAGAAATGCCCAACATGTTTATGCCAGACTCTGCGTAGTGGTCCCGAAGTGTTCTTCCCCCGCTCTTTTCACGGTTCATTCCGTCATGGGGGAAAGAAACGGGTATCCAGTTACCGCGCTTGTTAATAGCTTGTGCGTGATAAACCGGAGTTTCGTTTGCCTGTTTGTAACAGTCGTAAACGTAGATAACGTCTGAGTCTCTGTCCCAGGCAATCCATGCAGCAGCACCAGGGTGAGAGATTCCAAAGTCAACGCCACAGATGCGGGCGAAGTGAGTGGGTATCTCAAAGGAAGGAATGGAAAGTTCCTTTTCATCCACGGGAAAGACACGGCCTTCACCCATCATCGGGACGCCCTTCGTTCTCGCATCCCGCTCATGCAGCGGGAAAGACTCCATAAAGCGTTCTTTTACTTCCTCAGAAAGATGCGGGGCATCATCCCAGGTCGCGGTTTGAACATAAGTCCCCACCACTCCCTTTTCAAAATGTCTAACCAGATCAGTCTCGCCCAGAAGTGGGGTAAAAGTTACAAGAATAATTCCCTTGGAAGTGAGTACGCGAGTGAGACATTCCGTGTAAATGCGAAAATCTTCCGGTTCTTCATCTAGCCAAATAAACTCAGGTGCTGCGCCTTGGAACTTGCGCCAGCCTTGGTCGAAGGTCCGAAAGCTGATGGTAGATAAACCATGTGAACAGCGGACTTTCACCGTGTCCACGACGTTAGAAACACCCGCCTGGCGGTAAGTTACTTTCGCAATAGAGTCAGCAGGGATTAAGCCTGTTCCAACGTCTGAGCCTAAAAGTTCTTTTTGAACGATGTCCCGGCTGGTTTCATTCGTATGGGAAACTACCCAACCTAACGTCGAGTGGGAGAAGCGTTTTCCGTCCCACCAGTCTGGATAATTTAACGTCGCATGACAGGCAGCTTCATAAGCTGCGGAATAAGTCTTTCCAACTCGGTTGGCTGCGCGAAGCATCCGTTCCTGGTTGTCTAACCCCGCACGGTGAAACTGCTGTTGCCAGCGGTACGGTTCATACTTGAAAAACTTCCTGCCAGAGATGCGCCTGTGTAATTCCCTGAGTGCTTCCTCTCTGGTTATGTCCAACTACTTCTTCTTTTTCCTTTCCAACGGCCCGGGTGTCAACCACCCAAGCAATAAGGGAACAACGACAAACGCAATAATGAGATAAATCCCACCTAACTCAATCGCTGTCCCTATTGCAGTCCAAAAGTTATCAGGAGCGCAGTTATTCAATGTGGTGTTTCCTGTCAGAGTGGGTGATTTCATCACTTGATCCGCAACCACAGACGTTGCAGAGGCAGCGACCGCTGTCACGAGTGCTGTCGGTGCAGTCGCAAGACCCAAGGCAGAACCGACAGAGACACCTGCCAAACCGGCTGTCCCCACTAGTGCCGCTTTCTTCAGGCTCGTACATCCGATTAGTGAAACAACTGCCAGAGGACCGAGCAAACGATAACTACGGCAATAAGAGCTATAAAACGATTTTCCTGTATCCAGTTTTTCATGTTTTTCTCTGAAAAGAATTCCCGCAACCGCACGAACTGGTCCCAGGAATATTGAATTTGAACGTGGGCTGAAATGAATCATCTATCCAGTCCAGAGTCGCCTCTGACAAAAACTCCGCCGAGGTGGAGTCTGTGAGAACGTTGTGTGTTATCCAGATGCCGTCTGCGCTGGTTTCTTTTTTTAGGTTGATTAGATAACCAGAACAGCCGCCTCCGTTGACGGAGACTCGTAAGGATTCTTTGTCGAAGAGTGTCTTGTCTATTCTCTGTTGTGCTTTCTCCGTAACGATCATCCACGGCTCAACGCATCTATCTTCACTGTCATGTCCTTCAGCATTTCCTTTATCTCTCCGAACTGCTCGTTATGGCGTGCATCGGTCCTGCTCATGCGATCAGACAGGTTTTTTATGTCCATCTGGTTAATAACAGTCTCTTTTTCAATGTCAGTAATGTAAGCAAAAAATCCGACAGCAATAGCCAGTGTCCCGATAATGTGCGACACAGACATGCTCTTAGAGAGATGCCATCCACCATTACCACGCCGATCTGGTCCCGTATATTCAGTCATTTCGGAATAATCATCACATAGACCTTTTTACCTATTCTTACGATGTACTCAGTAGCGTCCTCTACCTCGTTTACTGCACAGTATTCAGCAGCTTCGCAAGCATCCAAAAGATAAGCATCAATCATGTCCAGGTTTATGTCGCAGTCCATTTATCCACGCTTTTTCTTAATTTTCTTGGCGTAAGCGACTTCTTCCGGGGTGGGAACCTTTTTCGGTCTGCCAGGTTTCTTGTAAGTGCCTTTTCCGTAAACCATCAGCACTCACACGGATTGCAATTACATGGATCACATTGACAATTTTCATTGCTACATTTCATATTCAGCCTCTCAGTCAGTAAACCCCCTGGATCGCATGACGCGAAGTGCGTTCTCCAGATACCAGTCCTGCTGGTCATATTCCAACGGAATAACACCGCCGTCTGCGAAATACGTCCCATCTGCAAAACTCGCCGTTGTGGAGTCATCCGTCCAACTGACGGTATCTCCCATGCTCATGCCGATGTTCCCTGTAGAGGTGATCGCCATTAGGGACTCGGATTTCTGGGCCAGAGATTGGGATCGCCACCATCATCAACTACACCCATCGCCCAATACGGGTCCACGATGTCATCGTCACAGTCCCCACATAACAATGGTTCGTCATCATCCATAAGTTCGTCATTCAAGTAAGTTACTGTGTCCCCGCATTCCTCGCAGGAACCTGTCACGTCGTACTTCGTATCTCTGACGTAATTTTTCATTTCAGCCTTTCCTCACCTTATTGAGCGTATTGCGTAGGGCAATCTGCCTTCTGGTGCGTGTGCTGGCTTTAGAGGACTTCTTTCCCATCTTTGCGGAATAAGCCGCAACCGTCATCCCCGCTTCCTTGGCCTTTTCCGTTAGCGCACCTGGGCGCTTGATTGCACCTTTTATCCAGTCTTTAGCCATGCTCCCCCTTAAATGGGTATAACTCCATTGCGAATCAGTAAAAACCTAGTGTTTCCGCCATTTTCTATAGAAGGCTCAGACATCCAATGCTCTCGCAGCTTCCTTCGCTAATTCAGGATCATGCTGAGAAAGGGCCAAAACCAGGGCTTCGTCGGAAACCGTGTGAATGTGGTCAACCTTGTCTCGGAACATTCCGATCTCTTTTCCCATCAGTTCCGTGGCACGAACGGCGGGACCAAGCTGTTTTTCCTGTAACCCGATAAGACGCAGTTCGTTCAAACTGACTAAAACCTTCTTCTTATCCACAACTATATCTTGCGCTATGTCCTGCACAGTACCGCGTAATTTATCCACGTAGGAGGCCACATGAGGCTTCTGGAGCATCTTTCCCGCAGAACCCTTGGCAGCCCCAGGGGTGCAGCCGTAAATCTTCTGATAGCTGTCTGTGCGCTTTCCTGTCCGAATGTATTCCTCTACGAACATGCGTTGTCTGTCGGTGCACTGCATAAAAAACCTTTGTGAGATGGTGAGATGTATGACGGGTGATATCGATACCGCGACAGGGGGGGGTGGGGGGGGTCTAAAAACCAACCTCTGCGCTGGGTATTACCCCTCAACTTTACATAAACTAGATTATACGAAGCTATAATGACCAGTATTAGCGCCATTCTGACGATATGATGGGCATTCTGTCCTAATCGCGACACAATCACCGGGGTTTGGGAACTGGGCTGGTCAGTTCAAGCGCTCCCCCCGGACCCGAACCAGCGAACCGGGGCCGGTCTGGTGTGAAACTGGGCAAACGTGTCCCCTTCACTAGTCACCCACACCAACAGCCTCACGACGCCCAAACAGCCCCGGTAACGGCATTCGCTACCCTTCCCCTACAGTTCACCCTCTACCCTCTATCTGTCTACACAATCCGGTTGTAGCTACCCCTCACGCTATTCTGTTTCCCGGCGATTGGTGACACTCAATACGACAGTATTGGCCCTCGATGTCGCTTTTAGAATCGTTTTGCCCTATTTATGTCGCAACCAGGCAAGCATACACCCATCACAATCTGTACTGTGTATCGCACGGAAAAAGGTAGTGGCGGTTGTGTTAGGCACCCCCCGTACCTGTGGCGCGGTAGCCGGGTATCGGTGTAACTATCAACTACCGACAAACTGAGGTGCTTTAAATATGGCCGCTCAGTATGGCGGCGGTGACTGAAGAACGAACCGGCCAAGCTGTTCGTAATGCTGTTCGTGAAAGTTGCCGTCGCCATGCAAGGAGACAATATGAAAAAGCACATTTATCCCCTTGTATTTCTTTTAGTGGCAATGGCGGCGGCGTTTGGCCCGGTTGTTATGGTGGAGTTAAGTCGATGACTGATACCACCTATAACGGCTGGACTAATTACGCAACATGGCGAATCAGCCTGGAAATCTTCAACGAGGGCCGTATGGCCGAATTCTGTTACGAAGCCGGTATGGCGGTAGATGATATTACCGGCGACTGGGCTGAAGAATGGGTCGAAGAACTACTGTTCGGTGATCGTGATACTGACGGTCTAGTCGAAAGTTATGCCCGTTCGTTCATCAGTGGCGTTAACTGGTACGAGATCGCATCACACATCGCCGAAGACGTGAAAGAACTAGAGGGTAGCGAAGATGACTGACCCCAAACCAACATTATTTACAAAAGAGAAGGCCGTTAGCATTGCCGAACACTGCAATGCAGACGATAAAGAATGGGAATATCTGGTCGCACCAAGCACGGTTGTCGGTAAGTATTGTGTCGCTGTAATAGATGAATCTGGAGAACACGTTGGGTTCTTTTAACTAACCCCTAACCAGCGGTCATATTTAAGGCACCTCAGAATCCAGTGGGTTGTTTTAGATGTCCTAACTTTAAGAGGAAATGACATTATGAAACTACCACTACCAAAATTTGAGAAGGCCGCAGGTGTAAAAGACATTCGATCATCATTGCAAAATCCCTACTTGGATTGCGAGGCGGGTCGTATTTATGCTTCCAACGGTCATTACATCGTTTCACTACCGGCGGAAGATATTGAGAACGACACCAGCGGTGTGTTACCTGTAGATGCGATAAAGGCGGCAAGGAAAAGCAAAACCGCCAATATCTCGGCTAATGGCTCAGTAGATGTCGGGGGGATTTCTTTTCCTAGACAAGCGGAAACATACCCCGACGTCACTAGTATTCTAAAACGGCCAGAAAACCTAACCGCGCCGGTGAAGATTAATGCTAAGTACCTTGCATTAGTGGCGGCGGCAATGGCTGAAAAAAACCCCGTCGTCACGTTGGAATTTGACCCAGACGGCACACGGTTCTTTATTACCCCCGAAGATGGCGATGCAGTCGCCGTTGTCATGGGCATAAGAAAAGGCAAGTAAACAACACTAACAAAGGGCATCTAAAACAATCCACTGGATACGAGTTGACTTGAATATGGCGGCTTCACTTTTGAAGGGGAAATGCCATGTATCAACTAAAAAACGTAAAGCCATTTGATTCACCCGAAGGCGGCGGATTTAACGCCACGCTATATCGTGACGGTAAGCGAGTCGGGTCTGTCCATGATGGTGGATATGGCGGCTGTTATCAGTACAATTGGTTTACGAACGAAGCGGAAGCGGATTTCTATAAGTCTTTAGAAACTACGTTAGTAGATGAAACGGTGTTCAAAGATGATGGATTTATCGAAACTGGCAAGAAAAAACCCGCTACAGAAGTATGGGGAAATAGTGCCGACGATGGAGTGGTCGGCCAAATGGTTGATGATTTTCTTAATCGAAAAGAATTCAAGTCGAAAATCAAACGTCGGATTCTTTACATCAAAGATGGTGACATTTACATCTTATCGTCAAAAATAAAGCCTGTAGAATTGGCTGAGTTGCGCCCCCTACTCTTAGAGCGATACGGGGCAGACACAATAATCCTGAATGATCTACCGTTTGAAGAAGGGTATTCGCTGTGGTTGGAGAAAGCGCAATGATTAAGTCAATCAGAATACACTGCTCTTATCATACGGGCGGCGGTTGTTGGGTAGATCATTTACTAATCTCCACCGGCATTCGTAACCCGTGGCAATGGTTGTTAGTCAGCGTCACGGATGAAGCGATCCGAATCGACTTGTTAGACCGTACCAGTAACAATCGGTACGAATCATTCGATTACGGCGGCGATGGAATGTCGTGGATGGTAACCGACGGCGACCAGAAAATGTTCTATGATCTTATTGAAGAACACTGGGCGAGTGATCTGGGTATTTATCCAGATCGGTCGGTATCTATCTGGAGAAACATCGACACCGGCAAAGCGGAAGACGGCGACACCGGCGACGGTTATCGTTTTCTGAAGTCAGCGACCATCGAAGTGTTGGAGCATTTTGGCGATCAGTTAGTTCTTACTTTTGCAAACGGTCATACAGAAAAATTCACAGGACAAGAAATTGTAGATGGATTGTCCGAAGCATTTTTAAGCGCCGCCAATTGGTTCAACAAAGACGCACAAGAAGCAATAGGGCGGGATTAGTCGTTAAATCAAGCCGTCATATTCAAGTCAACTCAACATAGTGGGCTGATTTAAGCCGCTCTGAGGGGGTTTGAATCATGCAAAAACGATACAATTTTATTTCTGACGGTGGTCACGGTTGGATAGAAGTTCCAATGTCTGACGTTTACAAACTTGGCCTGGCCAACAAAATCTCAAGTTATTCGTACCGGCACGGCGATATCGCATACTTAGAAGAGGATAGCGATGCGTCGCTATTCGTTGATACTGCAAAACAGAACGATTGGAAGCTCTTTTTCCATCGTCGTGATGTTGGGTCGCAGTGGTGCGGACGTACAGAGTATTACCGATATTTTTCCTAATCTAACTTAATAAATCAGGGCGGCTTAAATCAGTCCACTATTCATTCAACTTTTAAGGAGACTGAAATGGCACATTTTTTAGCCAGAATCCCCGAATCGATGCGAAAAACCATTGTGTCGGCCCAGGGCAATAAAGAAACCGGCATCGTCACGCAAGCCGCAAGCTGGGGCGGGTGTATTGAAACCCGCATCCGTAACCACCCAGAGGGTCACGACAATTTCCAGGTCTGGATGATTCCGTGGTCCAAGGTTGGAACATCCGAAAACCAGAAAGGCGATACCGTCCTGATTTGCACCGGCGTCATGGGTGATAAAGGCAGTATTGTTTTTCCCGAATTGAGGATGACGCTATGACGGGCGACTATCTTTCAATTTATCGGGTGGAAGATGCAGAGAATGATTCTTACCTTCTTTTCATTCGTGGTCATGTGTCCGCAGCCGAAGAAGTAAAGATTCACCACCTCTTGCATGAACTGGAAATCGAGCGGCTGATAGCGGATCAAGACATTACGGCAGATGAAGCAGAAAATATTGCAGATAATTCTGTAGGTCTGACGTTGGAAAGTGTCGTTAGTTTGGATACCTATTTCACAACCGCCGAAAAAACGATCCTTGATTTGCAGGAAGAACTCGCAAAAAAGGCAACACAGTTGAGGTTGTCACGATGACTGATGACAAAAAAGCAGATTTATGGTCGCTGTTTGCCCTGTTCCTGTTGTTTCTGAATGTTTTTCAGTTCGCTTTCCCTGCGGGGTGCTTGCCATGAGCAAACGATTCAAAATCATCACACGATGCACCCACGACTGCGATGAATGGGCATCACTCAACGATGAAAATGGCGAGGTAACATTCGACAGCAATTTAGAAGCGCAACATTTCATCGACCAAATGCAATTTACGGAAGAAGTCAAAATTGCAACAGTGGAGAACTGAACTATGAAAAAAACCGAAGTTTTGAACATGAGACTAACCCCGGAACTGTCTAAGGGGATCAAACAAGGGGCGGCCTTAACGGGTCGCTCCGTTTCATCATTTGTCGATCAAGCTGTAAATGCGTTTCTTGTTTCTGATGATTTCAAGAAGCAAGCTAAAAGCAATGTAACTAAACTTAAGTCACTATTGGAGGCTAAACCATGAGCAAAATCACCGTGAAACAAGCGGCCTACTGGTTGTCAGAGGCGTGGGGCCGCAACGTACCCGCTAGTCGGTGTCGATTGCGGGT